ACTGTTGGCATATCTATATTGTCTTCAATTTGCTCTACCGTGCCTGATATTTTAGGATAGTATTGTTTCATACAAATTCTAACGCACTCTACTAAAACTGCTATAGCCTCATCATCATTTTTTGTATTTTTAATATTTTCAAAAACATCCATAAATTCACGCAAATATTTAATCTTTAATGGGACTATCTCTAATTCAGTGCCGTCAAATAAATGTATAATTTGACTATTATATATTGTAGTTGCCATAGAATTCCATTTTACCATAAATAGCCTTTACATACAAAAAAACCCACTTCCGAAGAAATGGGTTTTAATGTTTTATAACTGATTAAGAAAGTGTATCTCCGAAAGTACGGTCTACGATCTTTCCATATGATCCAGAAGTATCTTCTGGTAATAGACGGAATGAAACTTCAAACATTGAAGGCTCATCACGCTTGGCTGAAACTGTTACGTTTTCAATTGACAAAGCACGGTATGCTGTATAAACACGCTCTACGTCTGCAGAGGTAGCACAGTCACCTGTACCTGGACCTACTGCAACGATTCCACGTTCTACTGGACATTCGCCTAGTTCACCTGCAGAAAGGTTAAGAACCCGTCCTGAGTGAGTAGCCTTGTTTCCAGTTAATTGTGCATCGGTAAATGCTAATGCAAGAAGCAAGTTTTCTAGGGTTGCTTCAGCAAAAGCGGTAGCAAGATTAACCTGCATGCCTTGCTTGTAAAGTTTTGCAACGTCAAGAATTTGATCAACCTGTACTTCACCGAAGTCTGGTTGGAACTGTAATTCAAGACCGTTCATTGTATAACCTACGTTAGTATAGTCTGCATCGCTTGAGAGAGTCTCTCGAAAAGATACTTCAGTACTAAAGTTTTCCAAAGTGCTTGGAGTCAGGGTTGTATCTGCAACAAAAAGTGCTGCAGCACCAACGATGATGTTGGTCGAACTTCCACGGCTATATGACATTTATTCACCTCTTCCATAAGAATAGATATTAAGTTGTATGGCGTTTGTGTTTCCTCAATACCAATTATAATGCCTTTTTATGAGTATCTTTGGGATACCGCATCTATTGTATGATAGTCGTACTCTATAACTAGTTTGTTTAAAAATAAGGTTCTGGCTGATGCTAACTCCGCTATATCCCTTGCTTCGTCTGCCTGATAGACCTTTATATTATGGAAATATACATTTGGGGTTATAGTTTGATCGTTTTCGTCTTTTATTTCATTTGTTGCTACCCAGGAATTTAAATCTTGGGCTGCTGCATCTTCTCTATCAAGGCACTCAATGATTACCCTTGTTGTATCAAATAACTTTGAAAGGTTTGGACCATAAATAAAATATACCAACTGTTCTCTTTTATTTCTATAAAATGGGGTAGGCCTAAATCTAATAAGCCTGTCAAACATGATGACTACTCCGTCTGGATTATTGCGAATGTATAGACTATCATTATAAACATCTTCTATATTCATTGGGCTTTGAGCAGGGAAAAATGGTTGAAATGGATTAGGTCCAGTTGGCATTAAACCAAACTCTTGAAGTTCACTATTAATAAAAGCATTTAAAAATGTTGGCGGGAAGCCAGTTTGAGTAGATATATTAAGGGTCATAATACTATTCTACACCAATCTTTGCATTAGCAATCCACTTAAATCCAGTTTCTACACCTTTTGATTTACCGCTTTTAGATCCAGCCTTAATATTCTTTTTAAATACTGTTGGCTTTTTAATATAGTCATACATTCCACTTGCACGTAAAAATGACTGTTTAAAATATTTAAGCATAAACTCATCTATTGTTCTTTCAAATGAACCCTGAACCATGTCTCCTCCAGGATTTCTAACTGTTACAGATTTTTTAGTAAAAATAGTTTCTCCTCCTTGGGTAAATGCAAGAACAGAAGATTTTTTAGGTGTAATTGTAACTGGAATTCCTTTTTCCATAATCTTTGCTTTATTATAAAACGGTGTATTTGAATCTTCTTTTACAGTGCGAGATTGTCTAAAGGTAGAATTAATGCTTAATCCAAGATTGCTAACAGTATAGTTTATGTCAAAGAGTCTTGCGCTTGGGCTGCCAGTTTGAGACCATTCATAAACATGGTGTAATGCAGAAGGATTTCCTCTTGCAGAAACATCAACATATGCGGCTAATGCTTGTATTGTTCCAGTACCAAGGTTTTGTAAGAAAATCTTTTTACCTTTTTGGACGCCATCTAAAAAACCAAAAGCATACTGAACAATGTTGTTCATTTGTTTATTAAAATTTTGAGTATTTGTTCTGACTATCACTAGTCGCCTACAGTCTGATTTTCTGTCCTACGCAATACTAGTTTATAGTATTCTATTGATTTAAATGGGCCAGTAAATGGCTCTACTGTTGCTACTTCGTAAATTGTTCCACGCCCAGCCCTAGGCCCTGCTGTTTCTTTATACAGTAAACTATCATCTTCAAAACGAATATTGGTTACTAAGATATTGCTAATTGCATTGTCAGCATTGGTTGAAGATGTTCTTGGGTCTGCTTTAACTCTGGCAATAAGTTTATTTTCGTATTGCAAAAATGTTTCTGGTTTAATATCTTCTGATCCTGCTCCGCCTACTGGAGTTGCGTTGCATACAATGGTTTTATCATAAACCCAGTCTTTTGTTGCTTGACCATATTGAGTTTGCTTAATAATTGGATAGTATATATCAGCCTTCATAGGGTACATAAAATCTGTTGTTTCACAGACCGTCATTATAAAACTCCTGGGCGTATGATATTTTCTTTGTATTTATCTAGAATTTTATCTACTAATATGTTTCCAGTTCCGTCAATTAAACGTTTATCATACTCAATTTTAAATTGATCTGTGCTATAGTTTTTAACATATCTCTTGTAGTGATCTAACCTTCCACACTTGATGTCATCAATTAACATTAATGTTGCGTCTTGAATGTCATAAGGAACAACCCTATAGCCTGTTTCTGCTAAGATAATGTAGTCTGCGCCCTCTGAAAATGCAACACCTGGAACAACAGTCTGAGTGTTTCCGCTATCTTCTGTATCAAACAAACTCATAGAGTCAGATATACCCAAAGGTATACGAGAGTATCTTCTTTCTGCACGGTTTATAGAATCAACGTTTTCAAGTGGATCTTTAGTAATTGCTGTTTTATCTTTAGTTATAAAAAAAGTATAATCTGTTAAGGCTGGACCTTCTGCATTTTCTATGTCGTATACAAGTTCTGCATTTTCATATATTTTTAAAAGTTTATGTGTTTTTTTCCAAAGCGGTAGATAATCATTTCCTTGACCAACAACTTCTAAATAAGTTCTATCATAATAAAATCCACCGACAATGCTATCAATTATTGATCTTGCCAAATCTTCATATCCTGTATATAAGGCTATGTCTGTTGCTGTACCAGATGTAGCAAGGGAAGCGGGATCTACATAAGGTCTCATAATTTCTAAATTATCTTCTACAACAATGTCTCCACGAACTAAGGTTTCTCCAGAAGATCCACCATCTTCATAAATTGTTAAAGCATAAGACTTGTCATATTTAACAAAGTCATCAGTTAAAGAATAGGTTATTTTTTTATTTGCATTAGATGTAACGGACTCTTCAATCTCTGTTAACTCTGCAACGTTTTCAATAACAAGTATATAATCAGCACTTGCATCTGGAACTGTGTAAGTCACAGAAAGCGGGTATGGGGGAAGACGTAATATCTGCATTTTTATTTACCGTAGTAGGCTGCTACCTCTTCAGGCGGTGCAATTCTTACCAACCTGTGGGTTAACCACTTTTCCGATGCCTCCTTTGAGACTATGTTGTATCCTACTTTTAAAGCCCCTATGTTATCCATGTGTAGGTTTCTTTCTGAGTATAGTGCTACTTTGTTTGTTAAAATTTCTGCCTTGTCTGGTTCCTCTACCCGCTCTTCTGTGTTTACTGGAGGAATCCAACTGGCAAGAATTTCTAATATTTCAAGTTTAGTATTTACGTCAAATAATTCTATGTTATTTTTCTTTGCATAGGCTTTTAATGCCATTACGGTTTTAGTTGATAACTCTTCAATTGTTAGGTTCATAATTCTCCTGTGCTCATTTGTAATTATACCAGAATAAGAATAAGGCGGGTAGTTTTTACGCTACCCGCCCTAATATTTGATCTTTTAGATCTTAGGAATCAGCACTATCTGAGTCAACATAAGCGACTGCATCTAGTTCTTCCCATTGGATACCAAAGCGTACGAATACTGTGTATTCAATAGTGTCTTTCTTTGGCTTGTATTCACGGTTTACAGTGATGTCTCTCTGGAAGCCCCATACACGGTTCTGAGGGAATGTCAAATCGACATAACCTGCAGGGTAGTAAGGAACCTCAAGAACATCTACACCAAGTACACGAGTTGTACGTGAGTTACCTAGTGTCTGTGCTCCACCATCAAGGAATTCTTGACGGTTTGCTTGTGTGCTACCAACTCTGTCAGCGAATGCTGAAGAAATGGCGTCTGCAAGTGTACCGTTGTTACGAACAATACCAGCAAAAGCATCAGTACCTGCGTAGAACTTAAGATTGCTCTTAAGTGCACGGTATTTACGAGGCATTGCTAGTAGCAAGCCTTGCATTACTGATGTTGTGTAGTTGTTGTCTGCAACTGTTGCAGCATACTCGTGAGCGTCGTTTCCAACTGTCGTACGAGTTTGCTTGATAAAGCCAGGCATGATTGAAAGGAAGGCATCTGCGCCTGATCCTAAACCATTGATAGCAAGATCTTCAATATCGTTTGCGAAAGCATTGGTCATCAAGCGAACTAGATGATCTTCAAGTGCTCCACCTTCAATATTGTCTTCAAGTGCTTCTGTTGATACTTCCCAATCAAGACGAATCTTTTTTGTAGTAAGTTCAACCTTTGTAAATGTAGCGCCGATGTTTGTATAATCTGGTGCACCTTGTGCTGCTGCACGGATTACACGCTCTCCAACGTTGACCTTTTCGATCTCCATTGTGTTAGCACGCA